GCCGTTAGTGGACGTGAGTTACCGCATGAACGAGAGCAGTACTCGCCACGCTTGGTGTGCTTGACACCGCACTTACGACATTCTTTTTCTTTATACGCCACTTCAAACCTTCATTAACACTGATAACACGATTCTTTATTATATACGTCCACCATGCTCTAATAAATAGAGCCAATTTGTCCTGCATCGTTGCTTCCACTGCAATCTAGTGTATGGTCAGTGGCTTTGGGACATCGTTTATTACCGCACTCAGGACATAGCCTCATAAACATAGAGGACGGATCAAGAGCAGAGATTGGATAACAGGTATGGCACGTACACTTAGGAAAGTCAATGGGATTATCGGTATTGGTCCAGTGATAGTTGCGTTTCTTATCGAATTCCAGAGCATCTTCCAGAGTTGCAAGGTGATATTCATCGGTACGATAGACATGAATCTTTAGGTTTCTCTTGGTTGCTTCTTCAATCATGTTCTTTGTACCTCTTGACTTACCATCCCAGATTGCCAGTAGTGCATCAGCGTAGTTTGCCATGTTTCGATTACGTATTGGACCAGCGGATCTTCCATAGAATTCCCACTCTGCCCAGAATTGTTGTAGAGGTAGATTGTTTTCTTTAGCGTATTGGACTGCTAGGGTATCGACTCCTGGAGCCATACCAGAGACGATTTCTGTGGGTATAAATTCGCTTTCCCGTAGAGCAGAGAGGACTAGACTATAATCGGTTATGTTGCGACCACCAGCGATAATGAGTTTCATAGTAAGATTACCATTCCGATATACGTCATTGCATGGAGATATTGATCCAGTCCGAGTAGTATCCAGAATTGTGGATGAGTCGTGGATTTCCAGCCATAGTGTTCATTGATTGTAACCTTTCCCCAGTCGATATGATAGTGGAGTAGAAAGTCAGCAATTGCAAAGAGATATGCCATCGGAGTAAACATCACAAGCACAAGGAATGTACCGAGTCCATGCAGACCAGAGTGCAGTAGTCCACCTGCATGTCCATACTTTCCCTTATTCAGATATTGATAGGGAGTTTGTAGCGGAAAGTCAATGAGAAAGTGCTTACTAAAGAGTAGCACTAGGATTAGTTCGTTCATACTATTTTATTGGATAGACGTAGGATCTTTACTTGGTCGTTTGGAGCCAGATATGCTCGCACCATGATAGTCTTAGAGAATGTCATTGGATCGTCTTTTTGAGTGAATTCCACGAGTTGATTCTCCAGCATATAGGTTGCCAGATCGTGGACTAGCTTTTCCTTCAGTCGTTTCTTTGCATCGATGTCTTTGCCGAGGATCTCAGCGAAGGTTTCATCCATACTGGCACGACCAACGACTAACTTTCCACCGATGATATAGTCATGAGTTGTGAAGATTGGTTCGTTCATAATCCGTTTCCTGTATTACACCATGCACCACCAAGACCACAGGGACATGGATAGTTCGTACAAACATAACCCATCATCTGGTTTAGTTGCAGACCACACTTTGAACAAGTGGATGGATTATAGGGAGATGGGTTCAGTGGAATGGATGGCATCGGAGCACCAACGTAGGGAGTGGACTCTGTAAATGTACCATCATCATAGAAGGTTACAATCTTGACTATCTTTCTCATTTCTTATTCTCTGGTGTGAATTGTGGATCCAGTGGTGCTACCTTGACTGGTCCAAATGTCAGTGGAAATTGAGGAATTGGTAGCGTCTCTGGATCGATCTCCTGATTCATATCATAGGCGATGGTCAGATGTGGTTTGTACTCTGGATAATCAGACGTTGCACCTTCAGCGGTTAGTCGTTTGTTTAGAAACTCTGCAAAGGTAAACTTTAGTCGCATGACCAAACACTTACCATCATTCTTAGTGGGGAATACTTCATAGCCGATTACGCTGGCATCGGTTTCAGTTTCAAGACCCTCGATAAACTCTGCAGTTGGAACAGGAGTACGAGAGTAGCAAACAGTGATGTGATACGTAGATGGATCGACACGCTCTGTAAGACCAAGATTCATCTCAACGAAATTGTCCAAGAGTTGTCTTGATTGATCATCCAGATTCATTGAAACATAAGTACCATCCTTATGTTTAGCGTATTGTGATAGTGTTGCGAGTTTCATTTATACCAGCCGATTCCGTTGTGTTTCTTCTCTGTCTTATATTCGTAGTATTCATGGGCTAATTCATATGCATTCAGTGGTAACTTCACCACGATTGCATAGAGTATTGCCACAGCCAGAATGACTGGTGATGCGATTACAAGTCCAACTCCGATTATCCACTTCATAGTTTCTCCAGTTCTTTTTCACATCGTGAAATTTCATCCTTTAACTTCAGACGTTGTTTCTTGAGTTCTTCACAGTGCTGATACTCGTCGTAGTGACAATCCAACTCAGTAATTTCTTCATCCAGCTTACGATGCTTTCGTTTAAGAGAATCAATATGATGCTCCATTTTTACTCTATCCATATTGTCCTCCGTATGCGTGATCCATTAGATAATTACGAACTCGAGTCCACTCTTGTTCGTTCATTAGTTCTTCTGGTGGTCGATTGCCAAATGCTTTGTTGGGTGACTTCCACCAGTCTCCAGATAATTTATCTCCCACTAAGGAGACCACAATTCGATTCAATGTTTCTTTATGGTAGGGATCTGTCATAGTAACCAGTTTCCATTGAGATTTGATAGGTATTCTTGATACTCTTGTTTCAGTGTTTCTTCCCACTGTTTCTTGTAGTCGATGTCGTGCAGTCTTGACATGGCACTAATCTTATCGTCTGGCATGGATGGTGCCAGAGATGACTTCCACTCTTCGAATGAGAGTTTTTGTTCTATTTCTTTGTTGTAATCTTTGAGATCCATTGCTTTATACTCTGCATTAATGTTAAGAATCTTAGGTGATAATCAGTGTACGTGAGTCGATGCGGACAATCTCTGCCCTGACGACATAATTGATTGCAATCTTTACATGCCATAGTGTTTCCTCCTATACTCTACTTATTATACGATAAATGGAGTTGCAAGACAAGTATAAAACCTAAATAAAAAAGGCACTCTTGCGAGTGCCTTAGTCCACAGTGCCAAGTGGGTGGTGTCAGTCGGAAAAGGGAATAACCTTCTGACATCGCCAGAGATAAAGGGGATTCAACTCTGGCATTCTTGGGGTTACAGGATAAGGGAATAACCTGTAACCCTAAGTCTTATTATAAATTTTTAAAACTAAACCATCCAGTAACTATGTATTTTTCTTGGGTTGCTGACGCTATTCCTCTATGATAATGAGTCCAATCAGTTGGCCAAATAAGAGTCAATCCTCGTTCTGGTCTTATTTTGGTTTGTTGATATAAAAATTCTGTTTCTCCAGCATCATCAATATCATTAAGATATGTCATAAACACCAAATGCCTCGAAGTCATAGGAGATTTTCCTTCTGAACGCTCGCAGTGCCATCCATGATAACCACCATTTGGTAAATATCTTTGTATGTTAATACCTTCAGTCACACCAAATGGTGCGCACTTATTACATTCTGGATATTGTTTAATATATGCATCTAATACTATTTTTAACTCTTTTGCATATCTTTCAGTTAACTGGTCGTTTTTTGTTAAATCGCAATCAACTGAATCTTTGACTTTGATATCTATAGATTGTTGAGATCCAATTTTTCCTGGAGAACGATCTGGAGATATTTTATGATAATCGATAATATCTTGCATTAGTTGCTCGTTATCAATATACCATCCAGATATAAAATTATTTAATTTATTCACTTCATGCAATCTCATCATGTATCCTATCAACTTTTAGTTACTGTGGTTTAGGATATTTTAATTTAACAGCAAGACACTTATTAATATAATCCTGTATTTTTTCTTCGTCGTTTTTGACTAGAGCATCTAAGTAATCAGCCATTGGTGGATATTCTCTAGATCTTAAATCTTTATATGATAATTCTACCTCAGATTGTTGTTCAGCTTGCGGTTCAGCTTGTAGAATATCCTCAAAAATCCACTCACCCATCCATCTAGCTTTTTTACCAGTGGGTACTGCTGGCTCATCCATCTCAACGCATCCTGCAGGTATTAGATAAACTCCAGGTTCCAGTGGTGATTCATCGGCAAAGGTTACTCCAATAAAATATCCATCTGAATCTAATTGCAATACTTGTTTCATATTCATATTATTTTCCTTGACTTAAAATGATTTAATGCAAGCGAGTAACGCTACATTTCGTACACGGTTTTCAGCATTACCATTTGCATTTGGGTTTCCTGAAGCCTCGGTTCTCATTGCGAAGTCATTGGCACCTACCACATTACTTGTAGCATTAGAGTCATACTCACCATCACCGCCAAACAAACTTCGTAAAAATGTTGAGTTATGCGTGTGGTTTTGAACAGCACCAGCCTGCGCAGAGGCAAAGGTTCTACCAGAATCAATACCCCTACCATCATCCCATGATCGTATCCATTCACCACGCAAATCAGGTACATTAAATGTTGTTGATCCATTACCAGAACCAAAAGTAGTACCAATAGCAGCAAATAAAAGAGCATAAGTTGTTCGATCAACTGCTGCACCATTGGCTTTTAACCATCCATTTGGAGCTGTATTTCTAGCAAAATATGCTACGTGACCCAGATCAACACCCTCGATAGAGTCAGTTTTTAAAATAACTGGCATAATCTTAATTTCCTTTTAAAGAAGATGAGAAATTACAGATAATTGTACCTGTCGCCAGTGTGAGTGCGTGTTCGCCTAAGATTGTAGAAGGCATGTCTTAATCTCCGTTTCGTAAATGTGAAAAATCCGCAGACAGCATAAAGCCATCTGCGGATCCGTGAGTTTGGACTGCTAGATTATCTACTAGATTAGGACATACCCCCCCCGAAGGTCGGGAGTTCCATTGCAAAGTTTCCGAATTTATTTAACATAATCTTAACAATCCTATAAGTTGAATCCTCACCTATTCCCTTTTCACATCTTTTCGGTGATTCACATCTATTTATAAAACTTTTTATCCACCTCGTCCAGCAGCACGTTTGATTGGTTTATTGGATTGAATATTCTTGAGTGCCTGCTTAATCATACCACTGGCTTCTCTCGGAGAATGTCCACGATTCAGTAAATCTTTCTTGGCTTTCTTCTTAGTACGCTTGAGTAGTTTCTTTGCTTCCCACTCTTGTTTAAATGCGGATACTTCTTTGGTTTCTTCAGTCATAATTCCTCCATGTTGGTCTATTATACAATTATACAATTCTACTTATTGCAAGACAAATAAAAATGGGTAGAATAAATCTACCCATTGGTTATGCAGCTTTACGTTCTGCCATGATATGTTTCATCCGATCTGCACAATAACTTGCAGCAAATGCGTTTGGTTTTACCAGTGGAATTACATTGCACATTCCACGAATGTAACCAACTGCTTCTTGGACTACACAGCTTGAACCATACATTTCATTTGGATTAATGTCGAGGTGCACTTCCACTTCTCTATCTTCCAGTATGTCATGTAACTTAATGTATAGATCTGCAATCTTATACACTTCGTTCATCAGACGCATTCTTGGTTTGTTTTTCTTTTGATCATAGTCTCTCTCACGAGAAACTTCACCAAAGATTTTACATCCATGATTACCGTCAATATGAACCACAATAGCAAGAGTATAATCTGCATACCATGTATCACCAATCAATAATCGCTCTGAGTCACCACCGATGTAAATCTTTGTTTCAGGACTCTGTGCCTCGATGAATGCTTTTACTTCATCGATATTGATAGGTTT